CAGAATATACCTGTGAACTAAGGTATATTGACTTCAGATTGACACGTTAGCTTATTTTACATTGGCTAACTCAATGCGATCGACCCACCAGCGGCGTTGCCGCGTGTACCGCGCCCGGACTATCGACACAGTCCGTTCGTCAGTTTCATCCTGGTGTCGTATCTTCTCGCATCCTCTCGTCCCCTTCGATCCCCCGTCTTCGGGCGGGTGTTCCTCTCTCGCCGCGTTTGTCAAAGCCTTTCTAGCGAACTGTCCTTCCTCTGTAGAAGAGGAGCGGTTCGCTTTTCAGTCAATTAAGAAAAGGCTCCCTGACTCGTGTCGATGTATGAACGACGAGTTGTTATGCAGGCTTATCGAGGGTGTGATCGCACCCCCGAAGAAACTCCCCGATGGCTACCTGAGGTTTGTTGCGAGGGAGGCTTCGAAGTTGTTTCCAACGGATTGGGATACTACGTATCGCAATCATTGTTATACAACTAGCCCCCCTCTCTCATCGACCCTAGAGCAATCTAGGTCTAAGGGTGGCGGCCTTACTTGCCGCATTGATCACCCGACTTTTCTCGATGAGACCCTCGGTCTCAGCCAACCCTCTTCCTCCTCTGTCGCGGCCCGTCCGATGGTGGTTCAGTCTGCCGGTAAACCTCGTCCTTTGACGAAGTATACCGAGGACCAGTTGATCTTGAAGCCCTTGCACAAGGCTTTGTTTGATCAGGTCTCTTCTTTCCACTGGTCCCTTCGCGGGGACGTTTCGGCGGCTGCTCTTGACGGCGCGGGGTTTAGGCGCGGGCTTGGCGTGTTGGTTTCCGGCGACTACAAGTCGGCGACCGATAACCTACCTCTTGAGGTTGCTGAGGTAGTCCTTTCTGTGGCTTTGCGCAATGCCACTCGTGTCCCTTCGGGGATCTCGGACTACGCGAAGCGACTCTTGAGGCCCCTCTTTGTTCATCGAGGGGAGGAGATTGTCGTAAGTTCCGGACAGCAGATGGGTTCTCTTTTGAGTTTCCCTCTGCTCTGCGTCCAGAATTACCTTGCTTTTCGGTGGGCCGTCCTTACGTGTTACGGCCGCCAGAAGTTTTTGCCCGTCCTAATCAACGGGGATGATATCCTTTTTCAATCCACTCGTTCGTCGTTTCCTGACGAATGGATGAGGGTTGTCGGTGCGGTCGGCTTGGAGGTCGAACAGACTAAAACGTCTATCGCTAGCGACTTCGGTTCTTTGAACTCGACGTTGCTTCGATGGAGGGGGGATCACCTTCGGGTGAGTCCAACGCTGCGTTTTGGAATGTTGCGGCCACAGCCGTTTGCCAATTCCCTTGCTCGTTCATTCCAATCTTTCTGTGTTCCGGGTCTTCCTGCCCAAGTTCGGTTTAATGCCGCTCTTGAGTTTATGAAGGCCCACTCAGCTCTTATTATCCGGACGGATCTCTCCCCAATCGAATTGGGATTCGTGGGGCGCCTAGCTTGGAGGGCGTTCCGAAAGACCGGTCTGCTGAGAACGCAGAAAGAAAGGATGCGCTTGAACCCTGAGTATCCAGCTCGTCGTCTTCCCCCTCTACCTTGTGTACACAATGTAGTTTTGGGAAGTTCTGACGTGGAATTTGTCCCTTCTCTGTTACCAGAGGAGGAATTACTCAGCAGTAGAGAGCAGTGTTCGTGGAAGTGGCGGTTGAGGGGTCAGTTTAAGGCTGCAATTCGGAAGCAGGAACTGGGCTATTGGATGGCGCTCTCGCGGCCGTCCTACCAGTTTCCGTTTATTCCGATGAACTTTAAACTGAGGGAACGTGATACCCTTTGGTGGTATCGGGAGTTGAAAGAGCGCTACTTTGCTCCTCGTCCTGTTAAGCCGGTGACTCGTCTCTTTATGAGAGGGGTTGACCGACTCCCGACGTTCTCGGAAGC